AAGCGTTCAAACCTGGCTCTAGTTCTTTAACTAGTTGTTGTCTTGATATTGCCATGATTTAACTCCTTATATTCCTGTTGTGTCAGAGAGTGAATGTTTATTGATCTTAACAATGATCGAAGCGTTTGCCGCTGCATAATCGTTGTTATCAGGATCAGTTGACAAGCTTACTACTCTGAAGTTAGCTGCTGCATTTGTGGTAAATGAATCACCGTCTAATGCTACAGATGAAATACCTGAAGTATTTGAACCTGCTGCATAAGTTGCGATGTTCGCATTTGAACCCACTTGTGCTTGACCACCATTAGTATCATCAACTTTCACTTCAAACAATGTTGAAGGATCGTCAAATACATAGGCTTTGATATCGTCTGCTAAAACAGCACCGGGATAGTAATTTAGGAAGGTTGGTTTTTGTGTTGTTGGATCAGTATAAAAACAACCGTTGAAAATCCCTATCAACTCAGCGCCTGCAGATGATCCTACTGAGATCGCACCGTTTGCATTTAATACAACGGGATCTCCTTGGTAAATAGCGTTGGTTTCGTTATTCGCAATTACGTACTCATTAGAACCAGATGCATTGTATCCTGCTCCAACTTTCTTAACTGGTCTGAAACCAAACTGACTGTTTATATTTGCCATTTCGGACTCCTTAGTTACTTAAGTTATTATTCAATGACTTAAAGGAGCTATTTTTTTCCGCCACCAAAAGTCACCTTACTTTGCCTATCCGCATGAATAGGCATACTAGGGTGTTCGTCTTTGAATAAATCATTTTCGACTGACTCGTTTTGTCCAAGAGTTTGTTGACGGAAATATTCATCTCTGTCTTCTTTAACTTCAATAGGACATCTCATCAGTACAAGACCACCTACTCCTATAACACCTTTGTATTTACCGTCTTCGTATTTTGGTAAATCCATTCTGTCTGGAAATTCATCTGCCCTAACAAATTCATATCCAGAACGAAGTCTACCCATGATATTTTTATCATCGGTCATACCTCGCATTTCAGCTCGAACCCAACGATGATGCCATCCTTCGGGTGGTTCGGGTGCTTGAAGCGATGATGGAGGAACCCAACCTCTTTTACGAACTTTATTTTCACGGGTCTCTGAAGAGCGTGAGGATTTTTTTATTTTAGTTTCATTTTCCATTTTATGCCTCCTTCACGTATTTAGCATATTGTTCAAGTGTTACTCCTAATCTCCTTGCCATTGCAGCTTGAGAAGGGGACAACTTGACTGTCCTACGCCCAGAGGTTTTTGTACTGCGTGTAGCAGAGGCAACAGGCTGAGCGAACTTTGTTGTCTCTGAATTTCCCTGATTAAACTTATGAGGGAAATATTCACGAACTCTTTTGTCCAATTCATCATAGTATAAATCACTAGTAGGATCAATCTTTTCCTGCAATACTAATGTTCGATGAATGGCCTTAGCAGCATCCGTCATGACTTCATCATTACCAAACCATTCATTCTTTTCAGCCCACTCTACTGCCTTAGGATCAGCTTTTGGTTTAGGTTGATATTGTTGATTATTGATTTGTTGTTGATTATCAGCGGTTTCTTTAGCTTTATTTTGTTCTTGAATCTGCTTAGAATATTTAATTCTTTCTGCATCAATGGTTAATCTTGCTATCTCTTGATTAGCTTCAATCTGTGCTTCCACATCTCTTTGAGCAATAGCATTTTTTAACTTATTTTTTGCTAAGTCTAATTGATTCTCGACACGAGTACCAAACTCATCAATATAATTTTTATCTAAAGTTTCATATTTAGATTTAATATCTTGAGCTTCTTTTTGTACTCCTTGAGCATAAGCTAAAGCAGACTCTTCACGTCTTTCTGCTTCTCTTAATCTCTTTGTTAGTTTATCGATTCTTGCTTTTACTTTGGCAGAGTATTGTTCTGTCTCCTCTTCCATTCTGGGAGATTCTTGTTCAGCAACTTCAACTTTTTCTGCTTCCGTATTTTGTATGGGTTGTTGATTATCCTCTAAGGTTACTTCAACACTTTCATCGGTATCAACAGGCATATTTTTTTCTTCTAGCATGTCAGCCTCCTTACATGTTTAGGAAATCTTCAGGATCATTAACCACTGCTAAGATTTCATCGTCATTCATTAGTCTAACTTCTCCATCTTCAATCTTGATTCTTGAACCTGCATATTTACCAAAGACTACAAAATCTTTTTCCTTGCACCAAGGTCCATTAGGAAATCTATCTTTGTCTTTGTAAGCATCAGGTCCAACTTTTAAAACTAAACCTAAGCTACTTGCTACTTGGGATTCTTCGAGAGATTGATCTGTGAGAATTATACCACCTTTGGTTTTTTCTTTTCTTTTATAAGGGAGAACTAATACTCTCCAACCTGTGGGTTTTGGAAGTTTCTCAATTATCGAGTCCTTCATCGTCATGCTCCATTCTTTTTAGCAACGAATTAATCTCATTTAAGATTTCGTTGTAAGCATGGTATTTACCTACCATGTGTTTATACTCTTCCCAATCTTTAACACCTGAGGTTAGGTATAAACTAATGTCATTTTGCCTAACTTTCAAGATCTTTCTAAGATGATCTGTTACTTTAATTACATCCATTGTGCTGTCGCTACAATTTTTGCAAGAGATTCACATCTTTTTTTTGTTTGCTTGTGCCATCTGGAATCTTTCATGTGCATTGCTGCCATTTTTCCATCTTTTTCTTTTAGACTAGCCCACATGTTACGAAACTGTTTAACACCTGTCTTTCCTAATTGAAAAACCATTTCCACCAAAACTTCCTGCACAACCTGAGGCAATAAATTATGATCTCCTATTTTCTTTTCAATAAGTTCATCAGCACCAGCGGCAGCTCTATTTAAATCAATATCAAATAATTCATCCGCTTCTTCTTGTGTAATTTTAACTCCTTTTTGAAATCGTTTTCTTTCATGGGCTTTTACTAAATGTCCAATACCCACAGTGAGTTTTCCTAGGCTGTCCTCATAAGGTTCTAAAACACAACCCTCATGGATGCGAATTCTTTCACGCAATGAATCTGTAATTTTAATCATTATATTCCCCAATTCTTTTTATCTTCGTGTTCGTCTTGTTGTGGTTTATCTAAACCTAGCAGTTTTCTTAGCAATATTTTTAGGTTGTTTAACAAATTGTTTTCCTTTCTTGTTACCTTTTGCTTTCGCTCTGTTTGTTGCAGCTTTTTCTCCTGAAGAAAGTGACTTCCAGGCTGCGTCAGGAAGATACCTTCTTTTTCCCTTAGAGGGTTTTCCAGACGAGGTACGCCATTTTTGTTTACCCCAGTCCTTTAAACTTTTTTGTGATTTTTTGAGAGGCATTAGTTTCGATAACCGCCTCCTTTTTTCTTATATTCAGAAGCAAGTAATTGAGCTTTACGAGCACTCCATTGTCCTGGCTTGCCTCCTTTACTCCCTGCTTTAATTTTATTAAATAAACTTTTTCTCATGGAAGGTTTTGTATAATTACCTGCTTTATTAACAGTAGATTTCTTTTTGGTCATCTTCCTTGTCCTCGATATTTTTTAAAATTTCTTCGTTTATGTTTGTTCATGGTTGCCGTACTAATTCTTCCATCACCTATTGTAGTCTTTTTGACTACATGTTCAATAGCACTACCGCTTGTTTGCTTCTTCATGTCTCTTTAAACATTCTAAGCATTCACAAATAGCACACTCACAATTACAAGTAGTTCCTGCGTGACAAATACAATCACACTTACGACATTTATCTAACATTTTTGTTTTATTGGGACAATCATCTGCACAATCGCAACCTTGACACATTATTTTTTAAATTTCTTGATAGCAAGATCAGTTACCTTTAGACCAAATGATGAAGCAATCGCTGCCATCAAAGCCCAGATATACCAATCAGGTAAACTATCTAAAGTTTGAAACCCTTCTTTTAATTTATCAATCCATTCATATTTTCCAAAAAAGATAGCACCAAAAACTATAAGGAGTGGAATAGAGAGAATGATCGTAAACCATTCGTCACGCCACGAGTTTTGCATATTCTTTTGGGAAGCGATGGCATATTCAATTTCACCTTCAGCCATTTTACGAATGTGAGTTTGCTCAGCTTCTGCCATAAGCTTTTTCGTTTCTGTTTTTGTTTTGATAACATCAACAGCACCTTTAGCGACAGTACCAAGCAAACTCCAAATCATATTGAGATTAGATGTATTGAGCGGCTATTAAACCAATAATAAGACCATAAATAAAAATCTTTTTCTTTGGATGATTTTCCCAAAGGTCTACGATAATATTTTTAACTTTATCCATTAAAATACCCCCTTAAAAGGAACTTTCTTAACCTGAACAGCATACTGTCCCTGTGTCTTAGATTTAGAAGGATCAGTAGGTGCACATTTAAAAGGCACTTTCGACTTATCTGTCATTTGATACTGACCTTTGTCTATACTTTTTTCTTTCATTTTTATTACCTCTTAATGTTTTGTCGGTTTTACGTAGTCTACCTTGCCACCACCTATGGTGTCAATTAAATTAATGGCCATTTCAGAGCCATAATTTTCTTCATAGATAATTCGAGTTGTATAAAGCATGGCGGTTGCCATAATAATACGTTCTTCCTCTGTTAAAGAAGGTCGATTTATATAAGTTGATAAATCATCCATATATTTTTTTAATTTAATCTCTGACATTACTTTTTTTTAGACATTCCCGCCTCTGATAAAGCGATAGCAATAGCTTGTTTGCGATTTTTCACCTTTTTCTTTGATTTACCAATATTTAACTTCTTATTTTTAAATTCTCTCATCACTTTTTCGACTTTTTTTTGTTTTTTGTTCATTTTTTAGCCCTTTTTTGTGTTTTGTAAGACGTTTTTAATTAAAGTTGCTTGTAAATTCTTATCTAAAGTTGTTCCTTTTCTATTTTTTTTCAAGGCTGCGTATTTTTTCATCAATTGTGAACGGGTTGGAGCTTTGTAACGTCTCGTAGTGGTAGACGTATTGCTTGTTGTTTTAATTTTTGTATCTAATTTTGGTGTTCGTATTGACATACGATTAGCCTAGCATGTTTTTTGCTATGTTGATAGCATTTCTCTCTCTTGACACTTCAATTTTTTCTTTGTCCACTTGATCTTTTTGTGCCAATCGAGCTAAATCTAAAGTCTGATCGTTTTGATCATCCTGTGTTCTTCTAATGAGATCAGCTTTTCTTATGTTTAATTCCTCCTCTTTGAGATTGACGAGGGGATCTTTCCCTGCATCAGGCATCATTTGTTTTTCTTCCTCTACTAATTTTTGTGTCAACTCCACAATCCGTTGAGCAATCGCTTTTTGTGATTGAGCTTGTATTGCTTGCATCTCTTCAGGAGCCATTTGCACCCCTTGTTGTTGTGCTTGCATCATCTGAGCCTGAGCTGCTTGTTGAATTTCTTCATTGGCCATTGCTGATATGTGATCAGAAATGTGAGCCTGTAAAACCATTAACACTGCCATATTATTTTTCACTAAATTGGAACTCATAAAAAATTGATGTGCTTTAATGTGAGCCATGTGATCTTGACCAGGAAATACTTGTAAAGGCATATTTCTCATGGCGTTACCATTTTCCATTCCAGGATCCATAGGTTGGGGTTGAGGTGGCTCAGGTAAAATTTGTTCAATGTTGGAAACTCTGAGGGCTACGTACATTCTACGATATGCTTCTCGTAAATTATGTAATTGAGGAGCACTTTGTGCCATTTGTAACTGAGTTTGTGCCATGGCAATTCTTTGTGACATGGAAAACATGCTCGGATCACTGACAGGAATAATATCAATACGATCATCAAAATCTTGTTGTTTAATCGCAGGATTAACATTGCCGACACTGTAAGGATAGACAGGGGGTAGATAAATTTGAAAGGTTTTAGCGAGTAAACTAAATTCTTGTTTTTGAGCATTATGTAATCTTTTATGAATAGAACTGATAACCATAGTTCCTCGTTCCATGAGAGCGACAGTTGTTCCGACAGGAGCGTTTTGATTAATGGAAGCATCGCCAATCTTTGAGTCCGCAACCGA